AGATGAAGCAGTAATCGTTTGAACTAAAGTAGTTGTAGTAGAAGTATATTGTCCTAAACTAATTGTATAACCCGCTGATTTACAAATTGTAGCTCCAGTAATTCCATCAATATCTTCGGAATCATTAAAAGCTCCCGCCGTAGTTGGAGTTCCTCTAAATCTTTTAGTATCCCCGGCACTATAACCATGCCCTGGTAAATTAACATTTACTAATCCTGAACCTGCTGCATAAGTAGTTAAAGGATTATATCTTAATAGATCAGCTGGAACAGGGGCAGTTCTTGAAGGTCTTGCAAATTGCAGAGCCTGTGGATCAGAGCCCACGGGCCTTGGTTGAATTTGAGGTTGTTTAATTTCAAATTCAGAAGTATGAACCCATGCTCCAGTCCATTCTCTAACCATTTCTATATAAGGAAAAGCTGCTCCCGATCGATCAGAGATTGATAATGCGTGTCTACCTTTTGCGAATCTTGAGCCTGCCATTAGATATTTGGATAATAAGTTTTAGGGGTTATATAAGTACTAGCCGCAGAGCCATCTTCGGCCAATGCTCTAGCAAAATCATCTTCGTATAAAAGTTTTAATTCCTGTGTTCGTTGAGGCGCAAATTTTTGAGATAAGATAAAAGATAGTCCTGAAACCATTGCTGGTAAAAATCGATAAGGAAGATCCGTCGCATCTGTATAAGTTGAATCGACATCCTGAATTCGTTTTACATAGTAAATACTTAAATGTCCTTCACTAACAGCCGTCGTGCTTGGAGTAGGATAAATGGTTAATTCAACATGATCAATGAATCTCTGAACCCACCACTGACTAGGTGTCCCTGTAGATAATTTGTTAGCAAAAGCTGCATAAGTGTCTCGACTAACTTTAGTCATTCCTGTGTCAGCTTGACTAGCAGCTGTTCCTAAATCTTTTCTATAACCACAATTTATAATATCGGTTACACCATAAAAAGCGGTTGTCGTTGTACTACCATCATTATCTGTACAAGGGGCATTAGTGCCCTCTCCACTCGATCTATAAAATCTATAAATTCTACCTGCGCCTGTGCTTGCTACAGGAGTAATAAGATTAACATTCGCATGACCTATTTCCCAAAAATGAATTCCTCTATTTCCCCATTCTTGAAAAAGTAAATTAAAGGAACGTCTTGCTGATAATAATTGATGTCCTGCTGAGCCGACTAAACCAATACGTTCGTAGGCTTCGGCGATGGTATCATCAATCGCAAAAGTCTTATCGAATGTATAAGTACCAGAAGTAGTATTAGCCATTTGCTACCTCTCTTACGTGAATGTACCAGTAACTACTAAAAAATCACAATTAGTTAAATCAGCATACATGCCAGTATTACAATAGATACCTTCTCCTGGAACTTTAATGGAAAGTGCTTCATTAGCTGCAGTTCCCCATTTAGCTTCAAATACTAATTTACTAGCTGTTTTAGAACTGTCATCTTCATTATAAATTTTAACACTTCCATCAGCTGCACTTGATTGTGCCTGCACTGACATGATTCGAGCTCTAGTAATTGTGGTAGCACTTGTGCCTACATATTTTGTTAGTAGGCCATCGCTTGTTGCAGCTATGGTTTGTCTTACATTTTGTGTTGCCATATATTCTCCTTAGTCGTGAGCTCCCGAAGGAGCACATTATTTTATTTATCTATTAACTCCAAGCAAAAGTGCCAGTTACAGCTAATGGATCACGTGCAAGATCGTAAGCAAAAGACCAATAGCCTTTTGTATAGCATGTGAAATACAGATAACAACCAATAGTTAGTATGTTAGTTGTTGCATCGGCAGGTGTGTAAGTTAATACCGTTTCACTTGCATCTGAAGTATCCATTGTCATGAGAGCTGCAGCTGTGCTTGCAACTTTTGAGCCTGTTGTGAATACATCGCTTCCAGCGCACGTAAAGCTAAGAACGGTTACGCCACCAGTTGTATCCTTTGATTGAGCGTGTACTACAATATCTCCTACTGTAGCTGCAGGCATAGTTACTGCTTGTGTAGTAGCTCCTGTGTAGTTATTAATCGTGATTACATTTTTAGTGTAAGTTTTTGTTGTTCCTGTTGCTACAACAGTAGCCGTTAGACTAGTAAGATCTGGTTTTAGTCCCAGAGTTCTTGTAGTTATAACTCCTGTACTAGCAGCTTTATTGATCTGGGAAAATCCTTTTTCGGATCGTACTGGACCATTAAACGTTGTGTTTGCCATGATTATAATCCTCCTAATTTATATGATGCAGTCTTTAGGCCGTCGACTATACTCGTCTACATCAAATTAATAATTGTATAGTAATTAATCTATAGCGCAGATTTGCGTCCAGCGCAAGGTATCCCTGTGAATTTGTATGATTTTTGATAGCGCTTAAGTGGCTATCGAAACTTCGGGCTTGGCGTCTTTAATTTGTTCAAGACGAGTAGCGTCTTCAAACTCTCGAGCAATAATCTGTTTAACAATTTCCTGAATTTTTTTATCAATATAAGACATATTAATATTATACTTGCCTTCCTTCAGGTGCTCCTGTTGCCACTCTAGTTCCAAGGACCGTTTCGTATTGTATAGGTCTTCGGTCATTTATAACCTCCTCATAGGTTATCCATTTACCAGTTTTACTGGTAAATCCATCTTTTTCGAACTTTACCTCATTTTTTCCTAGTTTGTCAAGGATAGAATTCTCGATACCTTGAGGGGTGTCCTTACACGTGACGTTAAAGTCAGCATAATAGCCATGATATCGAATCTGTACTCGGAAGTTTTTCATTGTGAATTTCTTACTGTATTAACGAAATGAGGCGGTTTTGAGGCCGCCTCATTAATTTGTTTTAGTTGCTATTACGCACCTGGTGATCCGAAGACACCACGCCAGTCAGACCAGCCGAAGCTGTATCTTTCTCTAGCTTTGTATCTAACGTTACCAGTATCAAACTCGCCTTCCATAGCGGTTTTGATTGGTGCTCTAACAAAGTGTTTTAGTCCATTTGGTACATCTGTTTTAATGAACCATGCGTCAGTATCTGTTAAATAGTGATTAACCACATAACCTTGTGGAATCACATTCATAGATACGACAGCACTGATGTCATTATCAGCTGTTCCAGTTCTACCGACAGATTTTAATAATCTTTCAGCAGTAAATTGAAGCGCCGCAGGAACAATCATTTTTCTTCCTTGAGCTGCAATTTTTAAACCTCTTTCATCAGTTAGCGCAGCAATGTCAATCATTGCTTGCTCTAATGAAGTTTCGTTTAAGTCTGCTGCAGTTGATAGTTCATTTTGTTCTGTACCAGACACAATTACGTGTGCTGTTGAACAAAGTTCTAAACCATCTCCGCCAGTGTATGAACTGTTAAACGCTCTATTGAGAACGTTTGCTGCTTTAACTTGTTTAGCATTAGCCATTGAACGTGCTAATGCTTTTGTATAACGAGACGCGAGTCTGTCATACAGATTGTCTTCAATCGCTTCTTCAGTAATTGAAAACGCTAAAGCAAGTGTTTCATGCGTATAACGAGCTGTAAACGTTTCTTGTGCAGCGTCATAATTGACTGCTGAACCTTCCGGTTTAACTCCAGCATTCGCGAATCCTGATAACATTACTTCTTCTTCAAAAGCTCTGTCTGAATTTTCAGTATCGAAAACTTGTGAGTGCTCGTTAGCGTAGTTTTTGTACTCCAGGCCAAATAGTGCATTTAAACCTGGCTCTAGTTCCTTAACTAGTTGTGCTCTTGATATTGCCATAATTTATACTCCTATATACCTGTTTTAAATGTAAACACGTTTTCACCAGTGCCAAACACAACGTACGCGTTACAGTTAGCTGTACTCGTATCGCTGTTATCGGGATCTTTTGATATTCCGATTTGTTTAAGTCCTGAAGCAGTAGTTGTAAATGTATCAGTATCTAGTTCCTGAGTCGATTGACCAGTAGCAGTACTTCCACTCGTACCTACAAAGTTTCCAGAAGCAAAGTTCAATGCTGCTGTGCCCGTACCATCGTGTTGTGCTTCAAAAATG